CGGTTTGCACGCGCCACCTTTCATTAGGTGGTTTTCGGGAAGTCATTATGCCATGCTCAAGGAGCATTAAGAGTAGCGTTTCTCTTGCCCCACACTAGTGGGGCGGCCTACCGGCCTATCCATATCATATAAGACCTGGACACCCTTCGGGCGATGTTATGATCCCAATCAGGGGATTGGGGGCTCCCTTAGCCATAGAGGGGGTGTTAAACGTGTTATGACTAGAACATGGAGAAAGAGGAAATCTGATGGGGCGAAAGGTTCGATAGTAGTTTCTGCAAAGAAACTCGCGAATTCGCCCCGTGAAGACCCAGTCGATGGATTATTACGTGGCAAGGAAGACCACGGACCGCGGGCCGGCACGCGGAGGCAATCTCCACCAAGTCACGTTGTTAAGGCGAGCAACGATGACGAGGTTAAAATTCTATCGTCAGAGGAACAATCAGGCGTTGATTCCTCGTCTTCCGATGAAGACAATTATATTAACGAGTACTTATCACCTGAAATACTCGAACTAGCAAATATGGCCTCGGGAGTCAGTGATGAGTCGGACTATGTCGAGCAGCCAATTCGTCCCGTGAAGTTAAAAAAAGAACAAAAATCTCAGAAAACTAACAAAAAAGACAAGAAAGATGAGAAGACCAAAAAGGCTGAACGGGATGAAGAAGATTCTACGACTTATTATTACGTCCCTGGGTTGGACGATTACAAGAAGCTTATGCGTCGTTACCCTTTTCTGCGTTGGACCAATAAGTATCGTGATGGTGATTTCTATCCGCCTTCACCTTATTTTGTGGGTGCTTATCATTGGGCATGTCGGTTTTGGAATTATGATCCAAACTGTTATTCTCCTCATTTTCGACTTAATCATTTTGATTTATCCCAATTCCAGCGCTCTTCTTGGAAGACCTTGTGTCTTGACACATCGACAAATGGGGACGCTTTGATCTCGACTAGCAATCCGAAATATCTCGTATTTGGGCATTGTGCTTCAATCATCTCGGAATCTTTTAAGTGCACAGCTAAGACACCTGAAGGTGACGGAACTCTTATCAAGTATGATTCACCTGTTGGCACCACTGTGCTTTGCCCAAAGGCGCGAGCAGATGAAATGTTGAAGAACATTATTGCCGATGCGATCCATCAAGCTAGAGGTAAAGTTCGAGATGAGAAGCTGAGGTTGATGCTGACCCAGCGCTTCAATTGGATATGCAAGGCCTATGGCGCAGAACCTGCCCAATTCCTCCAACATTTCGATTTAGTGTATGACAATGTGATAAAACATGACGAGTACGCGATTGTCCCCCGCCATTATACTGAATGGTGTATCAGCATTTTTAAGAAGAACGGTGTTCCGGGTATCACTGTGCTAGAGCCTTTTATGCGGGCTCTTAACCCTAAGGGAGCGTTTGACGATATGGTCCACACCTATTTGCAAAAGTGCAAATTCGATAAGGGCCATGTATTAGTTGGTGATCTACTCAAGTTTCTTTCAACTAAGCTGGACCTCGGGGAAGTCGTTTATGATGTTTGTGGGCTTGATTTGTGCCAGAAGAAGATCACGTATCTCGTTGACATTGAAGATTTGGCACATGCTTATTTGAAGTTGTGTCAACCGCGAGTTGCATACGTTCGATGTGGTCCATCCCTTCCAGACTACAAACCACAAGTCTCGCGTGGGTGCATACACAGTAGTGTTAATGCGCTGCAGACACGATTTGTGTGCGATCACGAGAAGATCAATGCCCAAGCACACGCGATTGAAGAAGCGCACGTCATGTTTCGTAATGAGCTGTACCGACAGCTGGCTGACAACACTTTTGTTCTTGAAGAGTTGACTTATGAAGAGTTTATTGACTCTATGGCGTGGCCGGGGAAGATGAAAGCGGAAGCGCGAGTTCTAGCACAAGAATTCGTCGGGGATGAGATAGCATGGCTTGATACTAAGACTCGAGCATTTGCCAAGTGGGAAGAATTGAAGAATAAGGCACCTATCAACACGAGATTGATACAGGGATTCTCACTTGGTTTTTGCCTCATCACTGGTAGAATGATCAAGAGCTTGTATTCTTCCTTAAAGAAGGTGTTTGGCGGTGATTATGGAACCTTTTCCATTGGCTCTATGATGTCCAATGAAGGGATTGGCAGACGACAGCAGTTTGCTGAACACGATGGCTTACACACCATCGATTTGGATGGCGACTCATACGATTCGACTATGCGCCGAGACCGAGCTTTCGCTATGTATGATCTTCTGAGCGAATTGAGTGGTTATGAGTCTGACGCAATATCTTTATTGCGACGCTGTCGTAAGATAACTGGGTCTCTATTCACCCATGGCATAAAGTATTGCTTGCCGAAAGAACTTTGGAATGCTGGTATAGCGCCCATGGCCTCAGGTGAAACCGACACTACCCTCCTGAATTCATTACTGAGATTGGAAGAGGGGTTTTACTATGCTAAGATGGCGGGCGCAAATCGGTGTCTTATTATGGCAAGCGGTGACGACTTGCGCATAAATTCGGACTGCCCAATCACTTCTGACAAAGTTATGGCTGATGGGTCAGCCCTTGGGCGAATCGAGAAGATCGAGTCACTTGGATGCAAAACCGGAGTGTTTTTAAGGAAGCGTTTTTATCCTGTTGGGAAGATATTAGTACCAGGGATGCAGATAGGCCGAGCGTTATCTCGTGCCTGTTGGGTTCGCGGCGACATTCCTGCTAGGTTGCGCACAGCTGTGATGCGAGGCGATGCTATAGGCCGCCTCAAGACCGATAATCATGTGCCGCTGATAAGGGAGTTTGCTCTGAGGATGTTAGTCTTGCTTGGTGATGGCAAGAGTATTGAGAAGTATCATAAGTCTAATCGAGAATACAACGAAATTGAGAAGATCCACAATTATGACGAAGAAACTTTGGATTTTGTGTGCGACACATATGATATTTCTCGACAGGAGTTGCAAGAAGCTATAGAGTACATCAGCGAATTGAAACTTGACTCCGATTTGGATCACCCTGTAATCCGAAAGATCTTCTTAGTCGATGTCCCTTCTGTTGAGCCTACGCGAGAGGGCTTGGTCACTGATGATGCCACGTATCAATTGACTAGTGACGTATTTTCGATGAATCTCGCGGTACCGACCAACGATTCCCAGCCTCGCGACTTCTCGCGGATGATCACGGGAGTAATCGCCGAAGAGATAGTCAAGAGTGCAGTTTATTTTGTCTTGCCTGATTTTGGTGTCTTTTGGGCTCTGTTGGTGTCGGTAATTTACTCTATTTTTGAGTCGCACACCCCTTGGGGTGTGTTTTTACCCGATTTGATGGTTCGGGTTGTTTTCCATCTTGGCATGACTGTTCTTGGACGACACACATACTTCTGCGGCGGGATCATAATCCATGTGGCCCATAATTTTCTCTCTTCGAAATATTTCGTTGCACACAATCCCTTGTTGTGGTTCACAACAATGTGGAAGATGATTTTCTTCTACGTGCAATTTGCTCGAATTATAGTAGAAGGGGTTCTAGGCCTCCCTCAATATCTACGTCCTAGACACAGGAGGGTTTTCCGCGTCGTGAAGTTTGGATCAGTGATCTGTCCTAGATGGCTAGCCATTCGTATGCTGCCACAATCTTATCATACAATTTGGTGGTTATTGACCTTGTACGTGGGTCTGGACACTTTGATGTTCAACGTACTTACCACTCTAAAGGTGGCAATCTCCCATTGGGTTTCAATGGGGTGTGTGCTTTTCAGCACAACCAGACACTTTCTGGTTTCCACGGCCCAATTCGCCAAAGGAGTAAAATTTAGAACTATTCCTAAGTCAAAAGTAAGGAGCGCAAAGATAATCCGTGCCACAAAAGTGATTTCAAGAACGGTGCGACCCCGTCTGGTCGTAACAAAAACAAAACCGAAGAAGAAGAGCCGAGGAAAGCGTTTCGACGCTTACGAAGCTGGCCATTATAACCCTTTCTTATCCGATATTTCTGGTGTGCGAGTCCCTGATGAGCACACCTACCCAACAGCAACCATAACTTTGCGAGCCAATGGCAACGTTGGAGCTTTGTCAGATGGCACGTTGGGCGCAGCATATCGACCGAGTATTAAGAAATACTTTGGGGTGCAAACGCTAGTCGAAGACTCTAAGTCTGAGTTGTCGAGCATTCGCTCTACGCGTTCCAAGTTTGAGAAAATATCTCCGCCTGAAAAGGAGGTGACATTGGGGGCTAGCGAATGGAAGGATGCCAATTTCTTTGATCTGCCTCAGATGGGCGCCTTAGAACCCATTTTCTCAGGATTCCGTGTCGTGTGCGGCGGCATTCGATTAACCACTGAGCTGCCTCTCACTGAAGCAGCCGGCCATATTCTCGTAGCCCACGTTCCTGATAATATCAGCGACGATCCTGAAGGGAGAGGATACTGGCCAGTAAGTGAAACTGCAGCTATGGGTTTCCCTTTGGTTGAACGTTGGCCCATCGCAGAACTGTGCACAAAACCCCTCGTTGTCCCTTTTAAGCGGTTGGGACCTGCTTCCTATTTCTTTCGGGATCTGGACGCCGCGCAGACTTCTAGGGCGCAGAATATCCCTATGGGAACTGGCTGGTGTGATGTTCTGATCTTTGGATCCGGGCTGCCCGTCTCAGCATCTACTGTTTTGTGTGTTGAGTATATACTACACATCGAGTTAACCCACGGTCATGGTGACACCTTGGGTTTTGATTCTGGATTTGCGTTGGTCAACCGCGCCAGTTTGGATAGAACGACTGTTTTGCAACAGATGTCACCCGTCGCTCATGTAGTCGATGAAGGCGAAGCTATGGACGGATTTTCTGTCATGGATCGAATTGAGAATTTTATCAAGAAAGCTACTCGCGTCGCTAGCACTGCTGCTAGCGCATATGTAGGAGGTCGCAACATGCTGAACCACATTAGTGGCTCGTATGCTAGCAGGCCCACCTCCTATCTTATGTACCAGTAATGGGCCCCCCTCTCCTGAGGGCGTACGTCACCCTGACGTAAACTGGCTTGGCGAAGAACGTACCACTCACGGG